CGCTTCCATCATCCTGCCCGACTTCCAGAACGTGATCCACCACTACCCGCTGACCTGCGGCGAGTACGCGATCGCGACCGATGCCCAGGGCAACACGTGCACGCTGTACCGCGAGTTTGAGATGCCGGTCTCATCGATGGTCAAAGAGTTCGGCTACACGAATTGCTCGCAGACGGTGAGAAGTTTGTACGACGGCGGCAAGGGCCTCGATACCTGGATCCCGCTGATCCACGCGATCGAGCCCAGGGCCGACCGCGACCCACGCATGAAGGACGCGAAGAACATGGCGTGGCGCTCGATCTACTTCGAGCTGGGCGGCAACGGCGAGCAGCTGCTGCGCGAGAGCGGCTTCAAACAGTTCCCCGCGGTGGTACCGCGCTGGGCGGTGGCCGGCGGCGACATCTACGGCAATTCGCCAGGCATGGAAGCCCTCGGCGACATCAAGCAGCTGCAGCACGAGCAGCTGCGCAAGGCCAACGCGATCGACTACAAGACCAACCCGCCGCTGCAGGCGCCGACGGCGCTGAAGAACCAGGACGTGAACCGGCTGCCCGGCGGAATCACTTACATGGACGGTGGCGCGAACGGCGCCGCCGTCACCAGCCTGTTCAAGGTCGACCTGGACCTGGGGCATCTGCTCGCCGACATCCAGGACTGCCGCTCGCGGATCAACGCCTCATTCTTCGCCGATATGTTCATGATGCTGGATAACAACACCAACCCGAACATGACCGCGACCGAGGTCGCGGAACGGCACGAAGAGAAGCTGCTGATGATCGGGCCAGTGCTTGAGCGGCTAAGCAACGAGCTGCTGTATCCACTGATCGAGACCACCTTTACCCACATGCTGGAGGCCGGTCTGGTACCGCCGGCGCCGCCTGACATGCAGGGCCAGTCGCTGAATGTCGAGCTGATCAGCATGTTGGCGCAGGCACAGCGCGCGATTGGCACCAACGGAATCGATCGCTTTGTGGCGTCGATCGCCACCGTCGCCGGCTTCAAACCGGAAGTGACAGACAACTTCGACCCGGACGCGTGGGCGGACGTGTACTCCGACATGCTGGGTGTGGATCCCAAGCTGATCGTTCCGCCGGACCAGGTGGCGGCGATCCGGGCCTCGCGGGCGAAGGCACAGGCGGCCCAGGCACAGGCCCAGGCCATGCAGCAGCAGTCGCAGACGGCCAAGAACCTCGCGGCGGCGCCCACCCAGGGCGGTCAGTCGAACGCCCTCCAGGACATGAGTAACTTTGCGCAGGTATAGGAGCCGCAATGGTCAGCATGAAGATGAGCAAGAAGGAAGCCAAGGAACAGAACGAGTGCCCGACGGTCGCGGACTCGCCACAGTATCCCTACGGCCTGTCGATCAACCTGGACAATGACGCGCTCGACAAGCTGGGCCTCGGCACCGGCGTCGAAGTAGGCGACGAGGTCTCGATCATCGCCAAGGCCAAGGTCACCAGCAAAAGCGGCTACGAGACCATGGTCGGCGGCGCCGAGAACTCGATCGGCCTGCAGATCACCGACATGGAAGTCTCGGGCGAAGCGACCAAGGCCGGCAAAACCCTCTACGACAAAAAGTAAAACGGTCAGCGCCACACGTAGGCAAGCGCTTTCATCGGCGCCAAGTCTTGCGCACGCTGCGCATCCCGCCAGTAATCAGGATCGAAGGAACCCCCCCACCGAATGACCGCGTGAGGATGCGCTGGGACGGTCCGAAGTTCCAGTCGCCCCTCGGGGCGAAAAAGTACGTGGGCGCCACTGCTGCCAGCGGGCCGGCGGCCACGAAGAGTCTGAGAAACCTACGGCGATCCATCGCGCCATTCTAGCGCGGATACCCGTAAGGCCGCGAGCTGGCCGGAGACTGAGCACTGTGAGTACCGCTTACGATCCAACCGACCTCGATGGGCAGCGGGTCAACCGGGAAGCTGAAGCAACCCGGAGACGCCTGACCAGCGAAGTTGAAGCGCTGGATGTGAAGTGGCTGATGGGTAGCAAACGTGGACGCAGGATCGTGTGGCGTCTGCTGGAACAGGCCGGCGTTTTCCGGCTTTCGTTTAACACCAATGCGATGCAAATGGCGTTCAACGAAGGCAACCGCAATTACGGAAACCGCACCCTCGACCTGATCCACCGGACGTGTGCCGACCTCTACACCGAGATGTTGAAAGAGAGTAACGATGCCCGCAGAAGCGACGGTAGCGACACCAATCCCAACTGAAGTCGCAGCCCCGCCGGTGGCGGCCGCTGAAGTGCCTGCAGTTCTCTTAGGCACGGAAGCGCCCGCTCCAACAGCAGACCAGGCAGCAGCAGCTGCAGCAGCAACAGCCAAGGCAGCAACCGACGCCCAGGCAGCAACCGACGCAACGGCGACCGCCGCGGCGAAGGTAGCAGCCGACGCGCTGGCAGCTCTAGGCGCACCGGAAAAGTACGAGTTCAAGGCGCCCGAAGGAACGGCGTACGACTCGACTTTGCTCTCTGCGTTTGAAGCTGGTGCCAAGGATGCGAACCTGCCACAGCTCGCGGCACAGAAGCTACTCGACTCAATGGCGCCGAAGATCGCGGAGCGCCAGATCGAGCAGGTTACGGCGATTCGCAAGGAATGGCTGGACGCGTCGCAGGCCGACAAGGAATTCGGCGGCGACAACCTCCAGGTGAACCTCGGAACCGCTAAGAAGGCACTCGACACGTTCGGGTCGCCTGAACTGAACAAGCTGCTGGTCTCGACTGGACTTGGGAACCATCCGGAGATGATCCGGCTGCTCTACAAGGCCGGTAAGGCACTCAGTGAGGACACGTTTGTCGCAGGCACAGCTCCAGCGAGCAAGGCCTCGGCTACCGCCGTTCTGTACGACAAGACCGCATAAAGGAGCACTAAACCGCCATGGCAAACCTTCCCCTGAATTCCGGGCACAACACTCTCATCGACATCGCAAAGAGCTTCGGCCCCGACGGCAAAGTAGCAGTCGTCGCCGAGCTTCTGAACCAGTCGAACGAACTCATCAAGTACATGAATTTCATCGAAGGCAACCTGCCCACCGGCCACAAGGCTGTGGTGCGCGTCGGCCTGCCCACGGTGAGCTTCCGCCAGTTCTACAAGGGCGTTGCGGTGTCGAAGTCCGGCCGCGCGACCATCGAAGACGTTTGCGCCATGCTCGAAGGCCGCAACGAGATCGACAAGGACCTGGCCGAGCTGAACGGCAACACCGCAGCGTTCCGTCTGTCGGAGGGCCTGGCGTTCATCGAAGCGATGAATGAGTCCTTCGCGCAGTCTGTGGTCTACGGCGACACGTCGACCACCAAAGACGGCGTGCTCGGCTTGACTCCGCGCTACAACCAGAAGTCGGCAACCTCGGGCGCGAACATCATCGACGCCGGCGGTACCGGCAACACCAACACCAGCATCTGGCTGGTGGTGTGGGGCGAGAACACCGTCACCGGCATCTACCCCAAGGGCTCGAAGGCCGGCCTGGTGCAGGAAGATCTCGGCATCATCGACGCGTTCGACGCCTCGAACAACCGCTTCCGCGCGTACGCCGAACTCTGGCAGTGGAAGTACGGGCTGCATGTGAAGGATTGGCGCTATGCGGTTCGCATCGCCAACGTCCTCGCAGCTGACCTGATCGGCCAGAGCGGCACCCAGGCCATCACCGCATCCACCTGGATCAACAAGCTGATGATCAAGGCGCTCGCGCGCATCCCCTCCATGGGTATGGGCACGCCGACCTTCATGTGCAGCCGCACGGTCAAGGAGATGCTGTCGATCGGCGCACTGGACAAGAGCCAGAACGCTTTGAGCTTCACCGAGGCAGTCAACCAGTACGGCACCGTCGGCGCCGGATCGGTGGCAGGCAGCGGTACCGGCATTCAGGGCGGGCAGCTCATGTTCATGGGCGTTCCGGTGTTGACCGTCGACCAGATCCTCGCGACTGAGAGCCAGGTCTCGTAAGCAGTCGAGACTCAGGTCTCGCAGGCGAACAAAGAAATCCAACGGCTGGGGCCGAAAGGCCCCGGCAGGAGAACAAAAAAATGGGAATGCTCGATTCTGAAACCGTCCTCGCTTCCGCCCAGGTCGTCACCGCAGAGACCGACACGGCAAGCACCAACGTTTACGACTCCGTCTTTCCGAACGCATCGGACCTCGCCATGACCGGCGAACAGCTCTGGATCGTCGCCAAGGTGGCCACCACGGCAACCTCCGGCGGCTCGGCAACGATTCAGGCGGTCCTGCAGGACTCGGCGGATAACGCTACCTTCGCGGATGCGCTGGCCGGTCCAGTTGTCCCGGTGGCAAGCGCCACGCAGGGAGCGATTCTGCTGGTCGCGAATCCTCCGATCGGGTTGCGCCAGTACATCCGGATCGTGTGGCGCGTTGGCACCGCGGTCCTGACGGCCGGCGCGTTCGATGCCTACGTCAGCAACACCGTCCCGCGGAACATCGCACGGCCGTCCGGATTCTCGGTCAGCTAGTACTTCGTACCGTCTTGGACGCCGCTCGCGCGGCGTGGAAGCAGGAGTAAGCGATGTGGGTTCGTTCGCTGTGCAGGCACTACGACAACCAGCTGCGTGAAGAGGGCGAGGAGTTTGAACACTCCGGACCCCTTTACGAGCACATCGTCGCGGCCAAGAAGCCGACTGAAGACGCGCCGCAAAAAGACGTGTCCAGCCGGTCGATGAAACCGGCTAGAGCTTAGGCTTCAAACCGTTTGACCAGGGGGCCGAGGATAAACAGCCTCGGCCCTTTGTTTTTGTGAGGGCCTATGGCTTCAGTCGTCGACATCTGCAACGCAGCTCTCAGCCACATCGGCGACTCGGCCAACGTGACCTCGATCGATCCGCCCGACGGATCCTCGCAGGCCGGCTACTGCGCCACCTTCTACCCGATCGCGCTGTCCGCCATCCTGGAGATGGCCAGCTGGGGCTTCGCCACGGTGCGCAGCGCCCTGGCGCCGGCAACCAATCCCAGCAACACCTGGCGCTTCGCCTACGCCTACCCCGCCGAGCTGGTGAAGCTGATCTCCATCCTGCCGAAGTGTGCGCTGGATGACTACTCGGCCAACTTCGGCGAGCGACATCGCGAGTGGAGCGAGTGGAACTCCCCACAACCAGACTTCGCCAATCCGGCCGAGAACATGTACGAGCCCGAGCCCTACGCCACCGAGCAGGACGGCGAAGGCAACCAGCTCATCCTGACCAACACCTGGGGCGCGGTTGCGCGCTACACCATCCAGGTCGATGACCCGAACAAATTCAGCCCGCTGTTCGTGCTCGCGCTCTCCTACCTGCTGGCGTCGATGCTGGCGGGACCCATCATCAAGGGCGAAGATGGCGCCCAAATGTCGACCGCGATGCTCACCAAGTTCGGCACGTTCCAAGTACAGGCCTCGAACTCCGACGCCAGCCAGCGCCACGTCGTGGTGCACCAGCGCGTGAGCTGGATGGCGGGGAGATAGCCGATGGCCAACATGCGCGTCTTCAAGCCGTCGTTCTCGGGCGGCGAACTCTCTCCGGAGATGTTCGGCCGCATCGATGACGGCAAGTTTCAGTCCGGCGCCGCTTCGATCGAGAACCTGATCGCCACCGCGCTGGGGCCGGCGGAGAAGCGGCCAGGCTTCGGATACGTCTGTGCAACCAAGGCGAGCGGCGTGGCGCGGCTGCTCCCGTTCACCTACTCGACTACGCAGACCGTGGTGATCGAGGTGGGCGCCGGCTACTTCCGCTTCCACACCCAGGGCGCGACAATCCTTTACGGCGCGACGCAGCGGGCCTATGTCCCGGTTGCTCCGGTGGCGTTCACGGCCGCGACTCCCACCGTCATCACCTGGGCAGCGCACACTCTCCAGACTGGCGACCTGGTGCAATTCATTGCTGACGGAATCGGGTCCGCGTTGCCGGGAGGGATACAGACCGGGGTGGAAAGCGAGCTGGTCGGGGTTGACGGGCTCGGCTACAACTACACGGTCACAGTGCTCACCGCGAACACCTTCCACATCACCGATCCGGCGACCGGGCTGCTGATGGCAGCCAGCTCGACGGGAACCTACGTTTACGGAGTGAAGGTCTATGCGGCGGGCGAGCTGTGCTCTTATTCGGGAGTCGTCTACGACTGTTCGGGGCAGTTTACCGATAGCCCCTCGGCGCCCACCGTCCCCCCGACTGAGCCCGGGTACTTCTATGCGATGCCTGCGAGCCTGATCTACGAGATTCCGAACGGCTACGCCGCCCAGGACCTGATGGCCATCCACTACGCACAGTCGGCGGATGTGATGACACTGGTGCATCCGAACTACCCTCCAATGGAACTCCGCCGGCTGGGCGCGGCCAACTGGAGCTTTGCGGGCATCGTCTTCGGCCAGGCGCTGGCGGCGCCCCTGGGCGTGGGTATCGCCGCGAGCCCTGGGTACCTGGCGCAGGTTCACACCGTCTCAATCGCCGACCCGGCGCTCTTTACAACCGAGTCGAGCCACACACTCGCGCTCGGCGACGGGATCTACCTCAAGGGGCTGACGGCAGTCATCGGCGGAACGCCCACGGTGATGGATGGCTTCTACCTGGTCAACACGGTGCCGGTCGACGGCGGCGGCAACCTGATCCCGAACGAGCTGACGCTGATGGACTACAGCGGGAACGTGTTCGACTCCTCGGGGTGGAGTTCCTACAGTGGCCCCGCCACCATCCAGTACGGCACCAAGATCTTCAACATCAACAATTCCTACGTGGTGACCGCAGTCGCGGCCGATGGGATCCAGCAAAGCGCGATCTCGGCCGCGGTTTCGGTGATCAACAACCTCGACGTGACCGGCTCGTCCAACCTTATTTCCTGGGCCGCGGCGCCGAATGCCTTCCAGTATTACGTCTACAAAAAGCTGAACGGCCTTTTCGGCTACATCGGCAACACCGCCGCGGGCACGCTGAGCTTCAGCGATACGAACATCAATCCGGACATGGGAATCACGCCGCCGTTCTTCGATCCGGTGTTCAACTCCGCCGGCAACTACCCGGGCGCCGTCTCCTACTTCCAGCAGCGCCGCTGCTTCGGGGGCACCACCGACCAGCCGCAAAACTTTTGGATGACGAAGAGCGGGACCGAGAGCGACATGAGCTACTCGCTGCCGGTCCAGGACACCGACCGCGTTGCGATCGCGATCGCCACGCGCGAGATGTCCACCATCGAACACATCGTGCCGCTGCTGCAGCTGATCCTGCTGACCAGCTCAACCGAGATGAGCGTGAGCCCGTTGAACACCGACGTAATCACGCCGTCGACGATCGACGCCCGGCCGCAGTCCTATATCGGCGCGGCGAATGTGTCTCCCACCATCGTCAACAATTCGCTGATCTACTGCGCAGCCCGCGGCGGCCACGTTCG